GCAGGTCCTCGCTGATACTCTCACCCCAGTTGCGTTGGCCGGGCTCATAAAAGGCGCGCAGCCCCAGCCCCGGCAGAATCCGTTCCGGCATATCGTCCTCGTTAGATAAGGGTGATCAGATAAGTGGGGCGTAGGGGAGCGAGCCGATGGCTTAGCCGCCCCAGTTAAAGCCCCAGGCCTCGCCCCACCCAGCGGCGAAGGGCGCGGCAAAGCGCATGGTTCGGTGCGCGCGTGCGTAAATCCAGGTCCCGCCCACGCTCCTGCGGGCGCGCACCATCACGTCGATCTCAACCACCCGGTCGGGTGCTGTCTCATCCGGGATGTCCTCAAAAGTCAGAGTGCGGCTGGTGGCCGTCCCGAGATCGATGACAGCAGCGGGCGTCTCAAACTGCGCGCCGGTATCCGGATCAACCCAGCGGATCTCGATGATGTAACTCACCCCCGGCTCCGGCCCGATGGAGGCGGCGGTATAGTCTGCAATCACCGGGCTGGTCTGGGTCAGCCGGTCCCGGTGCGCCCAGGTCAGCGCAACATCCCCGTCAATCAGCGCTCGAGGGTCTGGGGCATAGCTGCCATTGCCCAGCACCCGGCCCGGTGGCAGCGGGCGCAGCGCACGGCGCTCTAGCGTCACCGTGTCCTCAGGGGCGAGCGCAAAGGCCAGCGTGCCGCGCCCGGTCTCGGGCAGAAGCCGAACCGCAAGGGTCTCGCCTGCGGCCCAGGAGCTCTCAGTGATCTGTGCAACCTCGTCGAAAAACACCACGGCCGTACCCGCACTATGGGCTTGCGGGACGGTGTCGAGACATCCACGCCCCACGGTAATCGCCTGCGGGGTAATGCCGTCAATGCGCACCAGCTCGCCGCCGATAGCGGCCAGCGTGCCGATCCCGACCTCGCCGATGTCTTGCCAGTCCGTAACGAGGATTACGCGTGCCTCGGGATCACCGGACACCGCCGCCGCCAGCAGCGCCGTCGGGGCGAATGCCGCGGTACCTGCTGCGCGCGCGCCAGTGCCCGGATCAATCCAGAGCTCTGCGGCCAGGGCGTCCGCACTTGGGCGCTCGCCGGTGGCCACCAGCGCGCCTGCGTCAGGGTCGTCGGTAAGGATACGGTCGGCCTCGCTGTGGCCAAGCGCGCGCACCAGCAGCCAATACGGGGCCTCTTGAACCATCCGGCGCATCAGCGCTCGGGGTGGAACTGCGAGACCCGCGCCTGCGGGCATCTGCCCTCCGACCATGGCGGTGGAGCCCAGAGCAAAGACGTCCTCGGCGATCTTGAGCCGGATGCCGTTGTCGCGCCCGTCGCCCTGGCCGATCTCAGAGAGGCGCATCACCAGATCATCAAGCCCGAGCCGTACTGATCGTAGCCGGATTACATCGCCGGGGGCCAGATCCGCGCCTGTGCGGTCGACGACAATCTCGCCAGACAGCAGTGGGGCCGACAGGGCGCGCAGATCGCGTTCAGCCACCCGCACGGCAAGGCTTTGGTAGCGGATGCCGGGATACTCAAGCGTGGTCCCGATCACCTCGCCCATGGACTGGACGCGTGCGGTATCGGTCACGCTGACCGCCCCGGGATCGTCGGTCCATGCATCGGTGAACCGGACGGTGACGCTGTTGATCAGGTCTGCGGCCGCACGCCGCCCGAGGCGACCCCAGTCGATGACGTTGGTCTCGTCAAATACCGGGATCATCTGCGGGTCGTAATCTGCACGGATCAGTTTGAGCTCCCAGAGCCCGGTGCGGCGATCGATCAGGAGCGTGGCGTCGATATGATCAAGGATGCGCGCGATGAACGCTTCCACGGATGTATCTTGCTGCCAGATCAGCGACAGCCCGAAGCCCTCGCCGTAGAGCGTATCTGCGGCTTGGGTAAAACTGGCTCCGATCTCGACGGCTGAATACCCCAGCCCCCAGTCGCGGTTGGTCAGGCACTCGCGGATGATATGGGCCGGGTTCATGTCGGGCCCGTTGCCGAAGGCCCCGCGCAGGGAGGCAACCAGGGCTTCAGGGTTGCCAGGGGGGATGACCGGCACGCCGTCAAAGGGAGTGTTGTCGATGCGCTCGGTGGAACTTGTATCCGCAAGGGCGATGTTGAAGCCGAAGATATCGACGGGGGGCAGTGTGCGGATGATGGCGAGGGCGTCATCAACGGAAGATGCAGGGGCGGGCAACCCGTCGGTCACGAAGATCACGATCCGGCGTTTGGATCCTGCACCGTCAAAAAAGGCGCCGGCCCCGACGAAGGCTGCGTCGAAACTGGTCCCGCCCGACCCCCCTCTGGGTTGCATCAACCAAGTGCTGAGCGCGCTATAATCCTCCAAGCCCATGTCGCGCCGCTCGATGGCGTCCAAAACGGCGGTGTTCCACAGCACGATGCGGATATCATTGGGCCGGTCGGGATCGACATTGGTACTGATCTCGCGCAGCAAAGCTGTGACCCCTGCAACCTGGGCGGCCCTGCGCGTGCTGGTCATCGAGCCTGAGGCATCAAGTGCGACATAGATCGCCGCATCCGAGATGCTGGCCTCTGGCACGATGGGCGCGGTCTCGGGATACCATTGCGCAGCACCGGCCTCGCCCGTCGCGACGCGGGTGACGCGCACGGCCCAAGGCTTGAGGTAGGGATTGATCCCGAGATAGACCTGCCGGAGCACAAGGCTGCAGAGCCCCCGGTAGGCGGGGACGTCCCCGCCCATGCGCGCGGCGAGATAGTCGTTTTGCTGTTGGGTCGGCCCGCCCATGAGCACATCGACATTGCCAACGATGCCGCCCTCGCGGCTGTCGCCCCCAAACAGATCCGGCGCATCGATCCGAATACGTCCCCCGACTGCACCTGCGGAACTGGCCTCTTGGGCAAACTCGCGGACGTCAACCGATCCAGCAGCAAAACTTAAGGTTAGTGGGGCGACCGACCAGGTTGTGACATTGCTTGCGGCATCAAAGGCCACACTCTGCAGGGTAATGGTCTGGGACGCACCGTTTGCGAGACCCAGGCGGTAGTCGCGCGCGATGCGCATGCCTGCGAGTGTTCCGGGGAAACTGATCGTGGCCCCTGCGTCGCCCGCAAGCGCTGCGGTGGCCGCCATGGCTGCGACCGTGCCGATGCGGGTCTCGACGGCAGCGCCTCCACCGGTAAAGCCACCCCCGGTGGTGACAGACCATGCGGTGCGCCGGTCCACGAGGATCTCGCGGATCGCATCGACCGGCCCGTGGCAGAGCGCAAGATGAGCGCCGAGGGCGTAGCGATATCCGACGATCTGCGCAGGGCTAGACCCGCCCATGGGCGCTGTCCTGTGCGTTTGAGTGGGCGCCTGATTGCATACTGGCCTCGCGCGCGATGGCCGCATCGATCACAGGGTCCACCAAGGCGTCACCGGTGGCCCGCAGCTGCTCTGCCTCAAGCCCCGTATCGAGAAAAGCCTGCCAGCTGAGCCCGTGCCGGACAAACCACGGGCGCACGCCTGCAAGGCAGTAGCGCGCAGCGCGCACGTCTTGGATGGTGACACGGGTCACTTCTTGCCTCCTGCTTTGCGGATGGGATCAACCCTGAGATGTCCGGCCCAGACGACATTGGGTCCGGTGATCAGCACGGTGCCGAAGATCACCGGGATGGGTCTGCCTTCCTCAGCGGTTGGCAGTGAGACATCGTCGAGCCCGGCGGCTTGCGGGGTCTCGGATTTTGGGCGCGGGCTGAGCGCATAAGAGATCGCCGAGAGCACGAGGCCCAGAACGAGCCGTGCGATAAAGGTCCATGCCATGTGGCGTGCTCAAGTGTTGTTAAGGAAACGCGCAGGGCGCGCGTCAGACGATGGAGCCACCGCCAAAGGGATTGCGGCCGGGGATCTCAGGAAAGCCGCCGAAGTTCGCAAGGTTGGCGAATTTGGCTGCACAGGTGGCCGCGCGCAGATCACAGCCCGGGGCAAGATCGACCAGCGCGGGCAGCGGCGCGCCGGTCTCGGGATCAAGCGCGGGGTCTGCCAGCGCTGCGGCCAGATCCGGCATTGCGCGCGCGAGGGTCAGAGTTGGGCCTGCATGGCCGGTGACAAAGCCAAGTCGCGACCCGAACCGCAGCACGCCGCCGCGATACCAGCCTTCGGGATGAGCTGCGGCCTCAGGCAGGCTCACCGCAGTGCCGGAGACGGCTGTTACGGTTGCGGTTTGCCAGTGGAGTGAGATGTCGAGGTCGCAGCCACGCCCGTAGAGCGCATGACGGCATAGGCGCTGGTACTTGGCGCGCACGCCGGCCCGGCGCAGGGTGCTGAAGACGCTCTCGCAGGTCAGAATAACGCGTTGGCCGTCCACTTCCGCGCCCACGACGCGGCCCTTCCAATGCGCAACCGTCTCGCCCAGCACCTGCTCATGCCCGCGAAAAATGGTCAGCGTCACCGGTGTGGACCCCAAGGGGGCAAGAAAGCGGCGCGCGAACGGATGCGAGAGCGGCCAGGTCAGCTCCAGGCGCGCACGCTCGATCTCGCTCGTTTGCACCACATCGCCGTGGGCAACGGCCGCAGCGTCCCAAGTGATCTCGGCCTCGTCGCTGCCGGCGCTGATCCAGTTCTGGGCCCGGCTGGTGAAGCGCCAGACTTCTGCGCCCTCAATGAACTGGTAGAGGAAATACGGGCGGCCCTCGGCGGTCGAGGCCTCGATTGCGTCGTAGCTCATTTAGGGAGGGTCCGGGGTTAGGATTAGGCGTGTCCGTTGCATCCTCGGCGATGTCGTGGTGCATCTCGGGGCGACACCGCTTGCGCTGGATTGTGGGGCGCGCGAGGCGGGAACGGATCTTCGTTGCGGTCGGGAACAAGGGTTGTTGTGCGGGAGGAACCCGACCTTGCCCGCAACAGGGCGAAGGGTGCTTCCGGCCCTTTGCTGCCGTTGGCCCTCCCTCGGCTATGCTGCGCTGCGGCCCGCCATTGCGGACTTTAGCTGCAACCGCGAAATCCGAGATCGGTGAATTCA